ATGAAAAGTATAGCAGAGTATCGTGAAGAATTTAATAATTTATCTTTTGACCAAATCGCATTTCCAAGATCAGTTCATGGTGTAGAAAAATATTCATCAACAAAAAGTATATATACTAAAGGCACACCAATTCATGTGAGAGGTGTTCTATTATATAATCATTTGTTAAGAAAACATAAGCTTACCAAGAAGTACCAATTTATTCGTGAGAGTGAGAAGATTAAGTTTGCATATCTAAAAGAACCAAATTCATTACATGAGAATGTAATTTCTGTTTCTACTCATCTTCCAAAAGAATTTGAATTGGAGAAATATATAGATTATGACTTACAGTTTGATAAATCGTTTTTGCAACCAATCAAAAATATATTAGATGTTATTGGTTGGAAAACAGAGAAACGAGGTAGTTTAGAATCTTTCTTTTAGGAGTTTATTATGGCATATAAACGTAGGGATGGAATATATCATGTATATCATTTATGGGATGAAACTGATAAGATGAATTATGGTGGTTCACATACTTCATATAAAGGAATAGACCCAAAGAATGATACTTATATGGGAAGTAGTACAAAGGTTGATGCAGCTATAGCCAAAGGTAATGTGTTTATTAAAACCATTATTTCGACGCATGATACTAAAGAGGAAATGATTGAAGCAGAACAAAAATATTTAAAGGAGAATGATGCAGTTAATTCTTCTGATTGGTATAATCAAGTTATAGCATTTCCAGATTTTGATGGATATTGGTATTATAATCCAGAAACAAAGGAAGAAATTTATGTTGTGGAAGGAACTCAACCAGATAATTATGTTACTGGTAGGCCATCAATGAGAGAACACGCCAGGCAGTTGGGTCATTTATCAAAAGGTAAAGTTCAATCGAAAGAACATAGGCAGAAAAATAAAAAATATCAAAATAATCGTACAGAAGAACATAAGAAAAACCTTGCCAAAGCTAATAGAGAACGTCAAGAAGGAAAAACATGGGAAGAAATACATGGTGAAGAAAAAGCAAAAGAACTGAAGGAAAAGAAAAGTGCATGGGCTAACAGATCCTATGAAGAAAGATTTGGTGAAGAAAAAGCAAAACAAGTTAAAGCTAAATTAAGTAAATACACTTCTAGTCGAGTTTGGTATTATAATCCAGAAACAATGAAACAAATTTATGTTGTGGAAGGAACTCAACCAGATAATTATGTTACTGGTAGGCCATCAATTTCTAGGTTAAGATGGTATTATAATTCAGAAACAATGAAACAAATTTATGTTGTAAAAGGAACTCAACCAGATAATTATGTTGCTGGTAGGCTTACTTACAAGCGTATGGTGAAAGGAGATAAATAATGGCAACAAAAGATATTATTAAACATTTAATTAAGGTAACTGAAAATGATTTTGCAAGCGTTGTATCCGCTGGTATTGTTGGGGATTGTTCTACTTTTGTTGATACTGGATCGTATAGTCTAAACGCATTATTGTCTGGTTCGTTATATGGTGGAGTGCCATCTAATAAGATAACTTGTTTAGCTGGTTCAGAGGCAGTTGGTAAAACATTCTTTGCATTAAGTATAGCTAAGAATTATCTGGAACAAGATAAGAAGAATGTAATTGTATACTTTGAATCTGAAGGTGCATTGACATCTGATATGATTAAAGAACGTGGAATAGACCCTGATCGCTTTATTGTATTTCCAGTAGCAACAGTAGAAGAATTTAAAACACAAGCAATTAAGATAATTGATAATACACAAACAGATTATAAGATTATGATATTCCTTGATTCACTTGGTAATTTATCTACACGAAAAGAGATGGAAGATTCAGCAAGTGGTTCTGATAAAAGAGATATGACCCGAGCTCCAGCTGTTCGTTCAGCATTCAGAACTCTTGCGTTGAAACTTGCAAAGGCCAATATGCCATTAATTATTACAAACCACACCTATGACAAAGTGGGGAGTATGTTTCCAACGAAAGAAATTTCTGGTGGTGGTGGCATTAAGTATGCAGCTTCTGTTATTGTGACTCTTGGTAAACGAAAAGTTAAAGAAGGGACTGAAGTGTTGGGGAATATTGTCAAGATGAAATTAGTGAAGGGTCGATTGACTAAAGAGGAGTCCATCACAGAAACCAAATTGGATTACAAGACAGGTTTAGATAAGTATTATGGTTTGGTAGAACTTGCAGAGAAGTATGATATCTTCAAGAAAGTGTCAACCAGATTTGAAACACCAGCTGGAAAAGCATTTGAGAAAACTATTGTGAATGATCCTGAGAAGTATTTTACTAAAGATGTTATGGAGAAACTTGAAGTGGCAGCCAAGAAAGAATTTTCATATGGGTCATCTGAATGATTACATTTCCAAGAGAAAAGGTAGCAGAAACAAATAGAACTTTTAAAGCATGGAAAACGTATCAGGCTATGTATTTGCATTTTACTGGTTCGTATGATTACTTTAAGTATTATGGAAATGCATCATGGGGTACTATAGCATCAATGGAGAAATATTTTGCTAAGTATGAGAACCATATAGGGTTCTCTTGGCAACGTGGTTTCTTTACGTCACTTGGAAAAAAATATCTTAAAGAAGTAGACTTGATATATTATTACTTGTCACAGATAACTAATGGCAAGATGTATCCAACAGAATTTTTAGATGATTATTTTATTGATTATAAGAATAAGATGGAAAGTTTCTCTTTGCATTTGCAGAGAAATATGAAAGTAGTTGTTGAATATATGAAAGAATATAATTTAGAATTTAACCAGTTGTTTGAGTGTGATGGAATTAATCACCCACCAATATTAAAGCTTTTATTAGGAGAAGATATTTCTTTAGAAACTTTTACAGTTTTGGATATTGTTCTAGGGTTTACAAAAATTTTAGATAAGAAATTGATTGATCCTATATGGAGAGATCAAAAAACTTTATGTTATAATTATAAACCATTTTTAGAAGTTAATGTAGATTCTAAACGAAGATTGATAAGGAAAGTATTAAATGAAAATTGATTTTAAAACAGGAAAAGTAATATACACAGATTATTTAAATGAAAATCCAGAACAAGTTCGTCAGTCTATTGAAGAAATGAAAATAACAGATGCACCAGAAATAGAACCAGTATTTTCTAAGACAAGGCATCAAGGATTGAAGTATGGCAGATGGAAATTTATATTTTACTGTTTTTTATTAATGGTAGATGGGTTGATTGGTATTGTATCAATCGGACAGACACAAAGTATTATGGCTCAAAAGTATTTGATGTCCGATTATGTTATAGGAGATTATAATGATAGACAAGACCGCAGTTAATTTTAATTCAAGTCCGTTATATAGATTTATGATAACAGATGGAAAGTTTAAAGGTGTAGAGTTTTATTTTAAAAATGTAGAATTAGATTCAAAGGATGATTCACTTGGTTGTGATGTAGCATTTGAATATGAAATCATTGGTGGAAATTATAGAGATCATGGTTATAGTGGAGAACAAGAATATTTAAATAGAGTTATTACAGATAAAAATAGAGATCAATTTAAAGTAGAGTTGGGTAAAATACTTAATAATTTATTGGTATTAAATGACCCAAGAGTTATTTTGCACAAGGGGAGAATGATGAGTCAATGAGAATAGAACAGTTAATCCTTGAGAATTTAATACATGATTCGCAGTATGCAAGCTTGATAGGAGTGTTTTTAAAACCAGAATATTTTAGAGCTCAACCAGAGAAAATAATATTTTCTGAGATACAAGAACACATAAAAGAATATAATAAATCGCCAGGAGTTTCTGCACTTGCAAATATTGTTGCCGATAGAAATGATTTAAATGAAAATATATTTAAGAATTGTTTAGAAGTTTTAAATGGATTGAGTAAAACAAAATCAGATGATCCCGAATGGCTGGTGCATGAAACAGAGAAGTGGGCAAAAGATGCAGCTGTCTATAATGGTATTGTAGATTCGATTGCAATCTTAGAAGGCAAAGATACAAAGAAACCAAAAGATTCAATACCTGATATGTTGACTGATGCATTAGCAGTATCTTTAGATACAAGTGTGGGACATAATTATATTGAGGATTCATCAGAGAGATGGGATTATTATCACAAGAGAGAACAGAGATATCCATTTGGGATTGAGATGTTGGATAAGATTACGGGTGGAGGAATATCACCAAAAACTTTGACAGTATTTCTTGGTGGAACTGGTTCCGGTAAAACATTAGTCAAGACACATTTAGCATCTCAGTATATCAAACAAGGCTTTGATGTTTTATATATTACAATGGAGATGGCACAAGAGAGAATAGCTGAGAGAGTTGATGCTAATTTGTTAGACATTGACTTAGATCAGATTCGTTTATTGCCAAGAGAATCATTCAATGCAAAGATTGAAAAGATGATGAACTCTACCAGAAATTTTGGTAGATTAGTTATTAAGGAATATCCAACTTCAGGAGCTCATGTTGGAAACTTTCGTGGATTGTTGAGAGAGTTGAAGATCAAGAAACGATTTTCACCACAGATTATTATATTAGACTATCTAAATATATGTGCTTCCAACAGAGTTAAGTGGACAGCAAATATGAATACTTATGTTTATATTAAATCCATAGCAGAGGAGATTCGTGGGTTCGCAGTTGAGTCAAATACTCCTATCATCACAAGTTCCCAATTAAATCGTGAAGGATTTATGAGTTCGGATCCGGATCTTTCAAATATATCCGAGTCGTTTGGGTTACCAGCAACGGCAGATTTAATGTTGGCCATCGTGGCAAAGGAGGATAATGGGGGACAGTTAATGTTCAAGCAGTTGAAGAATAGATATAGTGACCCTACAGTTAATTCAAAATTTATGCTTGGTATGAATAAGAATCGTATGAGATTGGAGAGTATTACACAATCACAACAACCAGTATTAGCAGATAGTGGTGCTGATACAAAAAAGTCAGCAGATTCACCATTTCTGAAGCAACATAAAGATGTTAAAACGGCTATTAGTGATTGGAAAATATAGCCAAATGTACAAATATTATAAATATATGAGAGGATTTTATATAAATAATAGTGGATATGAAAGATAAGAAACTTATAGAATTGTTTCAAGAGTCAGCTGGAAAACTGAAACGTAAAGAAAAGAATAGTACGGCACTTCATTCAATGGGTGGATATGGTGAGATAGACCATGCGAAGATATGTCCATTTCGATCTGTTCCATTTGAAGATTGTCCGTTATGTAAGCTAGAGAGTTTAGATAAGCTATGAAAAGATTTAAAACATTTTTAGCAGAAGCAGGTGGAAACACCGATGAATCAACTTTGTTTGAATCACATATAGTTTTGGCATACAATGAAGAATATTTATTAGATGAAAAAATAAAATTTAGTGGTACGAATTTTAATACACAAAAATATGCTACACATTTAGCAGAAAATGTGATTCCATTATCTAAGGTAGATGCAGTAAACGAGAAATTTGGTGATGCTGGTTCAGCTGAATTTAAAAATTATATCAAACATAAAAAAGGTGCATTAGAGTGTGCAAAATTTGTTTATGGTCTTGATATACCAGATGTAGATATGAATCATTATGGTTCTGGTAGTGGAAATCTTTCAACATTTTGGACAAAAAATGGTGGTTCTAATGCTACACCAAAAACAGATATTTTTTTAAATGCAAAATCGGGTGATATTTCTTTAAAACAATTAGCTTCTGGTTCACAGTTAATGTCTGCTGCTGCTGGAGAAGCTGAAGCAACTTTCGCAGCTGCCGCAAAACATGATGCAGAAAATAGTGGTGTTGTTGATAGTAAATTAGTTCAAAACATTTTAAAGGCTTTGAAAGAAAGAATTGTTTTTGGTAGTGATATTGAAAAAGAAATTAAAAAACAAGATGGTAAAAATAGATATTTTGGTAGTGGTGATACACAAGATGGTTTTCGTGCTTTAGCAATAGCAAATAATGTATTGTTCTGGCCTAATCCATCAAAAAAAAATATAGAAGGATTTGCTAAATTTGCAGACATCACAGGTAAAAGTAATATATTTTCAAAAGTAAATTTTAAATTTCTTGACAAGAAAGGAAAATTAATAAAAAGAGTAAAGCCTTTATTAATGGGTGGTGCATTTCCAGATGAAATTGTTAATATTATTAATCAACAAGACCTTTTAAAAACAGGTAAGAATATTGCAAAGAGGGGCGTTTGGAACGGTAAAAACAATACATTTGTAGGTAAAGTTATTGAGGTTAATACGACTGAAAAAAAGTTTGAAAAATTAAAAGCAGCAGTTAAAAAGGGTTCTAAAAAGGGTTCTAAATGGACAACTATTCAATCAACAGGATCGAATATACAATTTGATAAGTTATTAAGTAAAAATGATTTGAAATTAGTTTCAAAAGAAGCAAATGACTTAATAGGTGGAACAGCGGCAGCAATAGTTAGGCTCCAATCACAAAATATAGATTTGACAAAAGAGTTGAATGAATGGATAAATGGCAATCCAGTTTTTAAGGAATGGTTTGTTTTTGAAGCTGCAACAGGACAAGCAAAATTTTCTAATGAACTAGCTCGTGCTAATTGGATGGTTGAATGGGATTTTAGTGGAAACACAGAAGCATATAAAATTAAAACTGATTCTGGACAACCAACAAAAGTTATAAAGAAGGCAGCTAAAGATGTAAAATTTGATGTTAATTTTAAAACAGGTGGTTCAACTTCTCAATATGCAAAATCAGCAGTTCGTGGTAGTAATTTTAAACCAGAAGGAAAAGAATTTCATATTACAAATATGACATTTAATGAATATGTTGAACAACATATAGATGAATATTTATATTCAAAACAGTATCTTGATGAAATGTTTAATATCAAACAGCTCATCAAAAAAGGAAAAGATTATGTAAAATCAGCTGTTGAATCTATGAAAAATACAGTTATTAATATAATAAATAATATTATTGATGGATTAAAAACTATACTAGAAAAGATTTCAAATGGTTTAATTGGTTTGATGGAATTTTTTGGTATTGAATTAACATCTGTTAAGGTTGGTGGGGGCTCAATAGGGGGCGTATCTCTTGCTTAAAAGATTTGCACAGTTATTAAATGAAGATAAGAATACTCATTTAGAACATCTTGAAGATGAGATAATCAATAACGGATTAACTGGTGCAAAGACAGCAGTTAGATTTTTAAATTCATTGAAAGATATGTTGAACGGAGTTGGTAAAGGTTCAACGAATGTTACAGTTAAATGGGATGGAGCTCCAGCAGTTTTTGCTGGACAGAATCCAGAGAATGGGAAGTTTTTTGTTGCAACAAAATCACTATTTAACAAGACACCGAAAATAAATTATACGAATGCTGATATAGCATCCAATCATGGGTCAGGTGGATTGTCAGATAAACTTATAGTTGCACTCAAGCATCTTCCTAAACTTGGAATGAAAGGTATATTCCAAGGCGACATCATGTTTACTAAAGAGGATCTTGTAGAAGAAGAAATTGATGGTGTTAAAAGTGTAGTCTTTACACCCAATACAATAACTTATGCAGTTCCTTCTGATAGTAAATTAGCTAGTACAATTCGTAAAGCAAGTATAGGAGTTGTCTGGCACACAGCATATAGTGGAAAAACTATTGCAGGTCTGAAAGCATCTTTTGGTGTAGACTCTAGTAAGTTTGCATCAACCAAAAATGTTTGGTCAGAAGATGCTGGTGTCAAGAATGTTAGTAAAGTTGCTGGTTTATCAAAATCAGATACTAAGAGTCTTGTTGCTAAAATAAATCAGATCAAAGGGGCTATAAAAAAGACAGGAAGATTTTTTGATGTACTCAAAAGAGAACAGACCATACTAAGTTTAGGTGGTCAACTGAAAATCTTTTTTAACTCCAAGATTCGTGAAGGTACTAGGTTATCTGATGTAAAGAAACTTGTTAAAGATTTTGACAAGTATTATGTTGATCGTATGACAAAAGAGATTGCTGATAAGAAATCAGACAAAGGCAAAGCAAAATATCAAAAGATGCTCAAAGATTCCAACAAGGAATTAAAGAGATATAAGAACGAAATATATTTTGCCTTTGCAACTTACTTAGCAATTCGTGATGCAAAGATGATTGTTGTCGATCAGTTGAATAAGATACAAGGCATTGGTACATTTCTGAAAACACCAACAGGATTTAAAGTTACAGCTCCAGAAGGATATGTTGCTATTAATGCCAAGAGTGGAAAAGCCGTTAAGCTGGTTGACAGACTTGGTTTCTCTTTTGCAAACTTTACTTTGGCGAAGGATTGGGTTAGTGGATGAAATACTTTGAGAAGTTACCTTTAATATTTGATGAAACAAAATTGACTGATGCTTTGAAATCGGTTGAAGAAATAGCACCATGGCCTCAACAAGTATTAAATGCTGATAAGAAATATCATCAGATTTGTTTGACAAAGAGAGATGGACAAGATGCACCAGCATGTTTTTATGAAGGAACTGGTGGTGTCTATCGAACAATGGTTGATGGTCAAGAAGTTCTTAGACAACAAGAACTGGATGAAAGAGATTATTGTGTTTTTATACCAGAATTAAATCATACATATTTTAGAGAAGTGTATGATACTTTGAGAGAATTTGTTGGACAAAAATATGATGGTGCATTGGGTCGAGTACGTTTGATTAAATCAAAACCAAGAACTTGTTTATCTTGGCATCGCGATCCAGAACCAAGACTTCATGTTCCTATTGTTACGAACATAGGAGCTAAGATGATTATTGAAAATGAAGTAAAACATTTGCCTGTTGGTAGAGCATGGTACACGAATACAATTTACTATCATAGTCAGTTTAATGGTGGTGAGGAAGATCGTGTTCACTTGGTAACATCTATCACACGCAGAGAATCTTTTTGGACAATGGGGTGACTTATGATGGGACCGACACAGACAAATGGAAAGAGTACAACATACGTTTGTAAAGAAATGTTACTGGCTTGGCGTGATGCTTTATCATATATGATAGATAATTATGTAGAATATGAATATGGTGATTGGGAAAATAGATGGAAAAACGAAAAGAAGGAAGAAAAAGATTATAAATACTCTAACGAATGGGAGGAAATATTAAAAGGGAATGACTATTATTGATAGATTGTTTAGACCAAGATCAAGATTTTGTGCAATATGTGATTCAAAATATAGATGGCAATGTACTTGTCCAAATAATAAAGTTATGGCAAAACAAACAAACAAAAGTTTTCATGCAGGTAAAAGATATAGAGGCAAACGAGCTTTAGAATACTGTTACGATACGGAGAAAGAACAGAATGAAAACATTTAAAAGTTATTTAACAGAGTTGGTGGGATTCACTTGGCCAAAAAGTATGCGATTTGGTGGACAAACTTTTAAGCTTACCAAAGAACCAAATTATGAGTTGTCGGGTAAATATAAAGAGGCTTTGTATATTGATATTGATGAGGATGATAAATCTGTCGAACTTAATATGAATCTAGGTTCTGATTCTTTAGAAAAATGGATTAGTGATACACAGAAAAAAGTAGGTGAAAAGAAATGGCCTGAAGATGATGATGAAGGTAAGGGACAAGAAAAGTATTTTGATAAACCCATCATTCATGGAAAGATTTGGAAAGATGCTACAAAGCATTTTAAAAAATTAGGATATAGAGTTGAATTAGGAGATTAAGATGCAGAACTTTAAATATTTTACAGAAGCAAAGATGGCCCGCGCACATTTTCAGTTGATAGCTGATATAATTTCTAAGTTGGATATTAGTACAGTTATTAAAAAAGAAGTTGCTAGTGCTTTTGCTGATGGATTAGGAGATACAAATCCAATGTTTAAGCGAGATGCATTTATGAAAGCAACTAAAATGAAGCACAAGGGAATACCAACGGCAAAAGATAAATGAAGTTATTTAGTTTTAAAGAATTTTTTTCAGAGGCTGTTAGTGATTCAGTAGTATTCACATTTGGTAGAATGAATCCACCTACAGTTGGTCATGGTAAGTTGATTGATAAAGTATTATCAGTTGCCAAGTCATCTGGAGCAAAAGCAATTATCTATCCATCTAAGACAGAGGATGATAATAAGAATCCATTACCTTTCAAGATGAAAGTTAAAGTTTTGAAAGATGTATATGGAAGTATCGTTGATACTGATAGAAAGATTATGAGTCCGTTTCATGCTTTAGAGAAATTGAATGATAAGAAAGTATCTAATGTAACATTTGTGGTTGGTAGTGATCGAGTGAAAGAATTTAAAAAGAATATGGGAAGCCATATTAAAAAGAATTTAAGTAATATTAAAAAGTTTTCTGTTGTTTCAGCTGGTGAACGAGATCCTGATGCTTCTGGTGTTTCTGGAATGTCTGGTTCTAAGATGCGTTCTTTTGTACAGAAAGACCAGTTTGATAAGTTTAGAAAAGGATTAATAACCAAGAGTAGTAGTCTTGCAAAAAAAGTTTTTACAATACTACGAAAGAAACAATCATAAGAGGATACTATGAAAACATACACAAAGTTTAAAAAAGAACTGAATGAGGATGGAATGATGAATGGGGACGATGGCCAAGAAGCTCCTGCAACACAGATTTTCTACAGCCCAAGTGATCCGGAAATTGTTAGAACTGCTGACGTTACAATGACAGTCCCTAAATATCGACTTAGTGAAGATGAGAAAGGATGTAATCATTCTTGTTCTCATTGGAGAGATCAAACATGGTGTAATGAGTATAAGTTTAAGTGTGACCCAGACTATACTTGTAATTCATGGAAAGACTCTGGTATATAAATAATTACTCAAAAATAACAAAGGAGAAGTAACATGGCACCTTGGATGGTACACGGCATCTGGTTCTTGATGGGCTGGATAGTTGCGGGCTGGTTATATCATTAATCATTAGTGAAGTTATGGTTAATTTATTCTATATATAAAGGAGAAACGAAATGGAAGCAATGGTTTTAGGTTGGGCACAAACTCAATCTTGGTGGGGCATCGCAACTACAGTTATTGTTATTGCGAATGGTATCACAATGACACTTAGGGATAAGTATGCTGAGAATATTCCGATACTTGGAAAGATTTGGCCTATCTTAAACTGGTTGTCTTTGAATAT